AAGAGTTTCTAACTTACAAACTAGCATCAGAGAAAATAAGGAAAAAGCTAAGATGGAAGTTAGTGGTGATGCAGTAGTTGTTTCTGAAGAAAACTTTAAGAAGAGAGAAACACTTACTGAATCAAAGACTCATAGGAATTCTGGTGTCTACAACCCCTTCCTGAATGAAGAGACCCTGAATCTTATGATTAAAGATTGATATTTAGGAGAATCTTACAATGAAGAAAATTGATAGTAATGTCGTTAAGAAGTGGGACAAAGCCCTAGACGGAATCAAGTCCGATTACATGGCTGAAGTAACCGCTCAACTTTTAGAAAACCAAGCCAAGGCAGTTCTGACCGAGGCTAGCAAACTGACCGAGGAGCAGCTTACTCCCGGAGCTACAACTGTTGGCAAGTTAGGCACCTTCCAAAAGTTTGCCTTCCCAATCGTTCGTAGAGTATTCCCAGAACTGATCTTCAACATGATCGGTTCAACCCAACCAATGGAAGGACCTGTCAGCCAGATCTTCTACATTGGCAACAGCCGCGCCGGAAACATTGATGGATCCTACGGCCAACAAAGCGTCTACTCTAAGTACCAAATGACCTACCGTGGCTTAACAGCCAAGGGAATTGGTTCAACCTCTGCCGCTGGTGCATGGAATGACCCCGCTGCCGGAACCTTCGGTTCAGGATTAGATGCAGCTAATGCATTTGATGCTGGTGGCTTTGACGTTTCCAACGTTATCACTTCAGCTTACGGTGGCCCAACTACCACATACGGTGGTAAGATTGCCGCTTTCCCAGATAGCACAACTATTGATGGGTGGTTCGTATCTGCTGGTGAGCAATTAAGAACCTCAGCTATTCCAGAGATCAGCTTCCATATCCAAAGCCAAGCTGTAGTCGCCAAGACTCGTAAGATGAGAGCCCTGTGGACCATTGAGGCTTCACAAGATCTCAAGGCTTACCACAATCTTGATCTAGAGCGTGAACTAACCGACCTCCTCAGCAAGGAAATCTCACTAGAGATCGACCGCGAACTGATCGAGGAAATCCGTGGAATCGCTTATGGATTTAATGGTGATCAATCAGTCTACGGTTGGGATCAAAGAAGACTTGATAATGCTGGAGCCAACGTTTTCGGAGAGACTTATGGTAAGTCACCAAACGGCGACACAAGCTTTAATCCACAACGTTTTGAGTATGATTTCCATGCCGGAATCCCAACAAACGATTCCAGCAAGTCAAACATTTTCGTAATGGATTTAACTAATCCAATCTACGGATTCACTGGAATCAGCTTTGCTCCTCAACACGTTGGTCACATTTACAGCAACCTGCTTGCTCTACTTAACCATGCTTCACAGGACATTTACAAGACCACAATGCGTGGTCCCGGTACAGTCCTAGTCACCTCACCCTTGATCGCTTCACTCCTAGAGTCAGCCGCCAAGCTTGAGGGTGGTCTTCCTGAGAAGGACGGCCCAACCAACATGGGTAACAGAATTGAGTACCGTGGTAAGTTTGCTGGCAAGTACACCCTAATCGTCGATCCTCTCTTCCCAGAAGACGAGATCCTCGTCGGTTACAACGGAACCAACCCAATGGATGCTGGTTTCGTATACTGCCCATACATCCCACTCATGCCAATCCAAACCATAACTGATCCTGAGACCTTCCAACCAAGAAAGGGTATCATGACCCGTTATGCTAAGGCAGCAGTCGCACCTGCTCAAAGATTCTACAGAGTAATCAGAATCATTGGTGCTGGTAAGAACTACCTCACTCCTAACATCGCTCGCGTAGGAGGAATTGGTGGTACAGTTCCAACAGGCTTCAACTACTGAAAAGTAATTGATTAGCTAAAAGCGGGGCTTTATGCCCCGCTTTTTTATTTTATAGACCCTACATAAGATAGAGGGTATTTATGTTTAAGTATAAAAGTATATCTCCATCTCTTTTAATATTAAATGTAGATGGGAAGATAATGACTATAAGGCCAAATCAAGAATTTACTTGCCCTAGTTTGATTTACAATAAATTTATAGTTGAAGTGTCTGACAAGCCACAAGTAAAAGAAATTAAAAAATTTAATAAAACAACAAAAGATGAGGTTTGATTAAATGATAGCCAAGCCAACTATTTCAGCTTATGGATCCACATATGGTAAATATGGTGGAGCACCTATTACTTCTTATGCAGAATCTTCTGATATTGATGTAGACGCTCTTAATAAGAATTTAATTATTGATAATGTTGAGTTCAATAAATTTGATCAAACAATAAAAGATTATCTTTTGGCTCAACTTGGACATCCAGTTGTTAGAGTAGAGTTAACTCCATTTCAAATAAAGACCTGTATAGACGAAGCTGTAACTAAATTAGATTATCATGCTCCTCATTGGGCAATGCAATATGCAGTGTTTGATGCATCTGCTGGAATTAGTTTGTACGAGCTTCCAATGTTTATTGCTAATAATCTAAACTATGTTGTATATCAAAAAGATCTATTAGCATTTCAATTTTCTAAAGGGTCACTTGAGTTCGACTTCTTCTTGGGCTTTTGGCAAAACAATAGATTCTTTCAGAACATGAACGTAGGTGATTATCTTCTTGTACAACAATACATGGAGATGATTAGAAAAGTATTGTCTAGAGATGGCGGTTTTGAATTGGTTAATGGAAAATACTTACAGTTACATCCAGAACCTCCAACAACTCCAGTTCCTGTTATACTGGAATACAGAGCTTTAGATTCAAACACTATTTTACCTGCATTTAGAAATTGGATTCAAAGATATGCACTAGCTTGTGCTAAAACTGTTCTAGGAAGAATTCGTGGGAAGTATCAATCTATTCCCGGCCCCGGTAAAGGTGCAACATTAGATGGTAAAGATTTACTGCAAGAAGCTGCTCAAGAAAAAGAAAAGCTTATGCAAGAGTTACTATCGGAGATTGAAGAGCCACCACTCTTCTCTGTCTACTAATGGAAGATAAAAAATTTAAAGTTAACAAACCACCAACCAAATCTCCTCTGGTACATGTAGATGAATCAGAGAGTATACTTAATTTTTTTGATCAATCAAATCCAGATATAGATTTGTTTAATCTTGTTGATGACGAAACCATAAGAATTTCTGGGTCTAAGGTAGCTGTCTATAAGTATTATCCCTCTGACGAATTTGACGATGTCTACATGGAGTCCAGATCCAAAACTGTATCTAAAGAACCCATAATATTATTTGCTCACTATGAACCAAAAGCTATTGAGCAAGCATTAGGTCAATTTGGTATTGAAGTAGATAACGATCAAGTGTTTACCTTCAATAAACTTTATGCAGAAAGAAAACTAGGAAGACCTTTAATTGTTGGTGATGTAATTATTCCGCAATTTCAAAATATTAAATATAGAGTTTATCAAGTAAGTGAAGATTCATATGAAGTATACGGAGTATATCATTTACTTTGTTACTGCAATCTTCTCCGCGATTCGGAGGATATGTTCAATCGTGATGTTAGTGAGGTTCCTAAGAACATAGGAAGGGAACTTGACCTATGAAGAGAACTCCTGCTGCTAAACAAAAAATAGTTGAAGAGATCTTTAATAAGATGCAGAAAGATTCAACTAAAAGCATTCATTACATACATAAAAATTCATTAAGATTTTTATTAAGTAGATTTGGAACTCTCAATTATATTGACGGGAATCAAAATTCAATTAATATAAAATGCTATCATGCTCACCCAGAAAGAGCAATAGGTATTATATTTAAAGAAGCAAATGTTGTTTTGCCTGTCATTTCTATATCGGAAAATTCAACTAAGTCTCAAGATAAAATAAGAAGATATGAGCCTATTCTGTTAGACGAAAAGTTTTGGTATCCAAAGTATCAAAGAGCCATTAGAATAGTCAGTTTAACCCCTAGACCCATAACCGTATCCTATAGCATTAATATATGGTCTTACTATAAAAACGATTTAGATCAGGTTAGAGAAATGATATTCTCTATGTTTAATCCTGATCTTAATGTAACAATAGACGGTAAGTTTTATTCTAAAATATTTATTGAATCTGAGGATGACGCTTCAGAGGTTAAAGTTCAAGACCAAGAAGATAAACGGCATTCCCAGCCCCTAAGTTCCTTTATACCTCTACGGGTAAAATAGAAAAATTTAACTTTGAATTTGATTTCGTTACCGGAAAGGTAACACCAGAAAGCTTACAAAGTCTAGATGCCTTGTTAGACTCAGAGATCATGGAAGGTCAGATCGAGTTACCGGGAACTGGTACAGGTGGAGGAGTTTCCCCAGATCATACACATGAGCAGTATGTAACTCCAGAAGAGCTACAATCTATGACATGGTTAACTAATTAAAATGTTATATTTTTAGTAAAAATTAGATTCAACCATCATAAATATAAATAGGAGTTTCTTATGAAGGCTATCAGAAACGAAACCACACAAGGTTTTGAGATATTTTTAAATACGGACAAGGGCCGTACAACCAGCATTTGGTTAAAGCCAAAGCAAAAAATCATTGTAGAGGAGAGCGCATTAACCGCTCAAATCTTAACTCTCAGCAAACGAAAGATTCTAAGAATCTCCAACGTATAAGGTGCATAAATGGTAGGTAAATTAAACAGTCCCGGTATTTTAGTTAGAGAAGTAGATAACACTGCTTTTGCTCCAACCATTGATTCCTCAATCATTGGTATCGTGGGGTTCGCTGATAAGGGGCCTATCAATAAGGCAACCTTAGTTACTAATGCAGAACAACTTGTCAAAACTTTCGGTGAGCCTAATGAAGCTCTTCCCGGTCAAGGTTTGATAGGTGCATTAGAGATTCTAGAAGCAACCAACAGAATATATTTCGTAAGGTGTGCTTCGGGAGAAGTAGAAGCTTCTGCCAGTATTCCACTAGTTGCTTCTCCAGCAGTTTGGTTTGACTACTCTGTTATAAGCGCAGTAAACCCACTGTTCCTGAGTGTCGAAGTAAGCGTTGATGGAGTAGCAGTTGCAACTTCTTCTTTAATAGAGATCTCTGCAACAGAAGCCACAATAGGAGATAGCTTCAAGAAATATGTTGGTGATGGTACTGCAAACAGAGATTTATTTGCAGCAGCCGTTGATCCAATATCAGCTAATTACCCTTATGTATATGCTTCCTTGGCTGGTAAGAACGTTTCTCTAAGAGTCGTTGCAGCTTCTGCAAACAACTTTACTACTGCACTAGTGGCTTGCATGAAAGCCGTTGATGGAGTCGGAGAGCCTACAGGAACAATCTCCTCGACAGTGGTTACCAGTGGATTTGAAATTACTAGCGGATTAAATTACTTAGTTCAATCTCTGTATGGTGGTAAGGGTTATAACTTAGGCATATCACTTAAGACTGGTGAGGTCACTGGTTTAAGTGTTGAGACAGATAATATTGCTGGTCCTTGGTTTAATCTTTATGTAAATGATAAGGGTTATCAAAACGAAAACTTCAGACTTAGCCTTGTAGGAGACAATACTTACATTGGTAATGTCATTAAAAGAAGTGAGGCAGATACTCCTATCAACTCTGAATTCGTTAAGGGATTCTTTAGTGGCACTGCTTACGAAGGTGATTTAGAAGCTCTCGTAAGTCCTGCAGAGAAGCTAACTAATCTCCTTGATTACACAGTTTCTACAACTCAAATTACTCAAGGTGCTTCGGTAACAACTTCAGCAACTCCAAGATTCGTCAAGCTAAAGACCGGAACTTATCCTTTAGATGGTGGTCTTAATGGAGCAACTGATAGCACAGCAGTTTTTGGTGCTGATGAAGGAACAGCCGAAGATGGTTCAGACACAAATCTGAATGCAGTTGTAATTGGTACTGCTGCTGCTAAGAGTGGTATTTACGCTCTAGATGATGATAACCTCAACATCTCAGTGGCTGTTGTTCCCGGATTCACTAATCAAAGAATTCAAAACGCTCTTGTTACACTAGCTGAAGTTTCACAAAACTTCTTAGCCGTAATGGCTCCTCCATATGGATTAGATTCTGTACAGGAAGCAACTGATTGGATGAATGGTAAAGGCAATGGAAGAACCGCTGCTCTGAATAGTTCTTACGCAGCAGTTTACTGGCCTTGGGTACAGGTCTTCAGCGTTTACGATGAAAAGGATCGCTGGTTAGATCCAGCAGTCTATGCTGTAAGACAAATGGCTTTCACTGATAGCGTTGCCGAGCCTTGGTTTGCTCCTGCTGGATTCAACAGAGGAAGGCTGACCAAGCCAATTGATACAGAAAAAATCTTAAGCCAAGGCGATAGAGACTCATTGTATGATAACAATCTAAATCCAATGGTTAAATTCTTCCCCGAAGGTATAACAATCTTTGGTCAGAAGACTGCCAAGAGAATTCCATCTGCAACAGATAGAATTAATGTCAGAAGGTTAATGATTGTTTTAAGAAAAACATTATTAGCCTCTGCAAGAGGTTTTATTTTCGAGCCTAACGACGCAATAACATGGGAGAGTGTTAAAGTTGTTTGCGAAGATATCTTAAGAGATTTTGCTTCTAAGAGAGGTGTTGCTGAGTATCGTGTAATTTGCGATGGAACGGTAAACACTCCACTTAGAGTATCCAGAAGAGAACTCTGGTGTAAGATTATCTTAAGACCTGTTGAGGCTGCTGAGTATATAATCTTTGAGGTTAATTTAACAAATAACACCTCGAAATTAGGAGCATAATATGACATCAAAAAGATTAGCAACTGACAGAAATGCATTAGGTGAAAACTCAAGACTACCTAAGCTTTCGACTTACCTTGATTCGGTAAGAGCTTACCAATATGAACTTCAGTTCTTCTTCCCTAGCCAAGTTACAAACAAAGCTAAAGCCGGGCTTCGTGAATTAAGCATTGCTGTAAAGCAAGTAAACGCAGCCGGATTAAAGGTAGAAGATATTGAGGTTAACAGGCTGAATGATAAATACTACTATCCCGGCAAAGCCTCGATGGATGAGTTAATAGTTACCTTTGATAACCTTTACAAGACCAAAGCTGGAGCAGCACTATTCCAATGGTTTAGAGCCTGCACTTATGATCCTGTTACAGGTTATCAAACACCTGTAACTGGTGGGTATACCCTTAATAACAGCTTTAAGGCAGAAAAAGTAAGACTCATCCAATATGATGGAACTTTAACTCCTTTTGCTTATGTAGATTTTATCGGTGTTTATCCCAAGTCAATGCAACTTGGAGAGCACAATTATGCTACTAATGAGTTCCACAACATAACAATGAACTTTAGATACGATTTTATTGATATGTTCAGTAGCTCAATAACAAATCAATCTGATCTATTAGCAGGAATTTTCACTCCCGGATAATAGTATTTTGTTATATTGTTGTTAACCCAAGCCTATCTATTTTAGATAGGCTTTTTTTCTATAATAAGTTATGGATTACTTTTCCCTAGAAATATTAGATCACTTCAGCAAGAAAACTGGAAAGCCTTTAAGACTTCTGGAGCAAGGACAAGGTGCGCCAAGTCCTGACAGCCACATGGTGTATGCCTACTCTTTAGATCAACAATCGAAGCCTGTACAAAGTCATTTAGGAGAATTAGTAAACTTAGGGTTTAGTAGAACATTAGACGCTGGACCAAATCAAAAAGAAGCAAAATTAAATTATTCTAGTAATCCAGAGCATCAACCAATATATGTATGGTGGACTCAAGGTG